AAATTATAAACCAGACAAGCCTTGGTCGGCCGTCACCCAGTATCCCTACTGGACCGACGTTAAACACGAGTGGGTGGAGTCTAGGGAACTTCACACTGGGTCGATTAGCCCGCAGCGTTGGAAGCACACTTACCAACGTTGTAAAAATCATCCCCGTGCCACTAGTAATGGCATCATGCGGTGTGGCTGTCTCACTTGGCAGTTACCTCTACCTCCAGCGTACTAAGAGAGTGTATGAGACCCACCGCAAGGAACTCGGTCCTCGAGTTGTACGGAAGCTGATTGAGTTTAATTCAGATAACGTCGAGGATGTAAACGAGACAAATCAACTAACGGCCACAATAGCAAGTGCCAAACTCCCCTCTATGGATGTGAAGTCCTATAGTAAAGACATGACCGCCTGTCGCAATTCGGTATTGTCAGTCATAAGGGAGTGCGAAATCGAACCATCACAGATAAGTACCGTGGTTCGTACCGCCGACGAGGAGGGACACTCCGTCGGTGGTAAGGTGTATGTGGACTGTCTAAGCGAAAACAAAGGCGCTTTGGACGGCACATCTATCATATTTGCTATTGAACCAACCCCGCAGGTGGTAGCCTGCACTGGGGACTACCAAACACACACGTTTGATCGCAGTGGCAACTTTGTCACCATTACGAATGGTCTCCTCAGATCTAGGAAAATCTACCGGTATGGCGAAAAGCATGTACTGGTGAAAGGTTACCTCGGGTCGACCCTCTACCGCGTGCACATGAAGCCGTTCAGTCCTAAGTACAGTATGGTGGTTTATCAGCCACTCATACAGTATGGACTGTTCGCCTCTCTAGTGTTGCGCTGGTTAGACAACTACCAAGAGCTGGAAGTGCTCAACCCTGTCCAGACAGGAGATTATACTGTAATGCAATCCTACGGGCCTGAACCAACCACATCGGTTGGCAGGTGTCTCGAGGTAGCACAATCAGCCGGCTGTGATGTCTTACCACAGTCGGTCTTCTCTGCTGTCATGCAACGTGCCCTTATCGATACCAACAATATCAACGTTGCAACCGTAAGATCCTATATACCGGAAACAACACAAAGCAATTCCATGACTTATGTGTGTGGTTTCGTTCGTCAATTAGTCGGCCCCAAGCCGATTGCCGTGAGTACAATGTATGACTCCTGCAACTTTGCACAGACGTTATCGGATGGTGTCTTTGGCTATGACAACGACGAAAAGAAGGGTATCGTCCCCTTCACCTCGTCGATGATGCCAGGCACTGCCTTCTCGTATACTAAGGGTCCGTCGAGGACGAAACGCGCAGTGGAGATGCGCGTGACGGCCATTGCCGTCAAACTGGAACCTGGTCCGGAACATCACCACCTAGGGGAAATATTTGCTGAAAGGTTTCTTTCGGCAGTTGGACAACCCCGCCATAGTTCACACCCTGTGGACCCCGACACACTCGTAGATAGCAAGATCGGGAAACCCTCATCCCTCCGGCGATTATTCTCCGGTATGATGAAGGGTCCTTATACCAAGCACATCGGAGTAGCCTTCATCAAGGAAGAAGCTCACGGTGGGCCCAAGGACTGCAGGATCATCACCCAAGCTGAGGAGCTTGCCAGTGTATGTTGCGCGGAATTTTCGCAAGGACTAAAGGGCATCTTTAAACAACAAGACGCCTATGCTTTCTGTCAGACTGCACGAGACCTGTCAATGCGCGTGGTATCTATTGCCATGCAATGTGATTGGATTATAACATCCGATTATAAGCGCTTCGACGGTCGAGTAAACGCAGCCAACAGGGAGGCATACACATGCTTGTTGTTAAAGGTTTACGCCCCAATATACCATTCGCGCATTAAAGTAATGATGGCGCGGACTACCAACCTACGGATATTCATCGACGAGATGAGCTACCTTCAAGGGACTGCTCTGATGTCAGGTGTTGACTATACTTCGTACTTTGGTAGTTACATCAACCTCCTAATACAGTTCACAATGTATTATTGGAAGTTCGAGGGCAAATACGCAACCGAAGAGATGCGGATTGCCAAGGCTTTCGACGCGATGGGAATCGCTGGAGGTGATGACGGATTCTTCGGTGACATGGAACCAGAAACGGCGCAACGAGCGGCCGAGTTTTGGGGACATGCCATGGACATTGAGGTGGTGCCCAAGGGCCGCACCTTTACGTTCCTTGCGAGACTCTACGGGCCCCAAGTGTGGTACGGGGATCCCAACTCGATGTGTGATATCAAGCGACAACTTGGTAAATTCCACATGTCATCCGCAGTCAGGAACGACGAGACACCATGGATTAAGTTGGTTGATAAGGCTAGGGGATTCCTCCTCAGTGACGCCAACACCAACATCATAGGTGACATTTGTCGTATCGTCCTTGCTGCCAACGGAACACTTAAAGTAGGTTCCGATGGCACCGTATCAGACAAGCCCGCGAAGGCTGCCTGGTGGGCGTTTCTCGAGTTCGACAACCAGTATCCCAATGTTAGGGCACCCTGGATGTTGGACGAGATCCAAAAAGCCATCCCCGACCTCGATTGGGAGATGTTCCGACTGTGGAAGAGTGAATCTCATTCCAGGACCCAAATTCTCGCGCTGCCTCAGCTACGATCCCCCATCGAAATCAAGATAGATCGTTTGACTGCAGTGAACGGCGAGATATTAAGTCCTGAGCGGGCGAAGGAAGGAGGCGAGGATGCCAAGGGTGCACTTGAACACCCAGCTGAAGAAGTGGCACCTCCTCCCGATTCCGAGCCTACAGAAAAAGATACCAAGTCGGACCGTTACTGCCCTTTCCTAATGTCAGGAGAGTGTAAGTTTAAAGACGAGCCTGACTTGTGCCGATATTCACACGATGCGAGCACCCAACCCCTTTGCTACAATAATAAGAGGAAGGGCGGGTGCAAACGCACGAAATGTGGGTTCCGCCACGTTAAGGAGGGTGAGAAACCCGTCGTCGAAATGAGCGACGATCAGGAGGGCGAGTCCAAACACGGGCCCGACCCGCCTGACCAACCTGTTACCCCTGCTGCCAAGTCAGCTGATAAAGGCGACTCAGGTTGGAAGAGGGCTGCTTCCCGGAATAAGAAGTGCCCCAAAACTAAGTCCTCCAATGCGAAGGGGCGAAAGACCGTCAATAAGGCGGCACCGGTCGCTAAGGGAGCGGCCAGGGTGGCCAAAACCACCCGAAAGACCAGGTCATAAAACGCCTGGCTATGGAGAGTCGTGAACTCTCGTTTCAACGGGTCGATGGGGACCCGCTTATAATTTGAAATGTCACAAAACTCACGTCAAATTGCCCGAATGGGCCGACATGTAAACCCTCCCATCAGAGGAACAGCCTTGTCAGCTGTCAACAGTAGAATGGAAACGAAAATCCATAAAGAAGAGAAAATCCCTGCCGCTTACGGCAAGGTGATTAAGAACAATCCACCGAAGGTTTCGGAGAGGAAAGGTATCATCACGATTCATCATACAGAATACGTGGCCGACGTTGACGGCAGTATCCATTTCGATCTCAAGTCTTTGGCCATGAATCCAGGTTCGGATGTCTTCCCCTGGTTGAGTCAAGAGGCTCAATCCTGGGAACATTACAGGTTCAAGCGGCTTGCGTTCCGATATTGTCCAGTTGTGGGTACCACCACAAGCGGACAAATCGGAATGGCACCCGACTTCAACCCTAACGAATCGGACGCGCCGGACTTCATCACCCTAATGTCAGCCATGGGTGCCACCAGAGGCCAAGTGTTCCTCGAGCAGGAGTGCGTCATTGATGCCTCCACTGCCAACGAAACACTCACACCCTGGAGGCTAGTGAGACACCGAAATGAGGTAGTGGTAGATACCACAACGTATGATGTTGGAACTTTCCAATATGCGACCCACCTCGGTTCCAACTCACTGGTCGGCTCTCTCTACGTGGACTACATCGTGCAATTCCGGACTCCACAAGTCCAACGCCCGATTGTAGCCTCAGCCAACAAACTCGTCGGAAATCGCTTTACTGCTGCCGGACCTATTATCCCCGCTGGGACATCTGGACCTGTATCACTGACAGATTTCCCGATCAACACCCTGATCGAAGCGCTAGTTGGCGACCAAACAACATACTCTCTACCCGCCGGGACCTACGACTTGGGATACATTATTCCAATCGATTCGTCCGCCATCAGTGGATCGGAAGGCGTCGAGTCTATTCACCTCGACGTCCAGGTGGACGGTAACACTGTTGGAGAAAATGTGGTGTCACGGCAGTACGACCTGACATCACTCGACTGGTTTCCCACACTTAGTGGCACTACGTCGTTTTTCTCCGCTGTACCCTTTTTACTTACCTTGATTCTATCACACAGTATGCCAGGCACGCCCACCAGTTCATTCCGGCAGCGACCTGTGTCATCCATGTGGTTAACTCGGGACGCAAACATGCGAAAGATGATTTAAATCTAATTTGGAAGTGTAAAGAAATACCCCTAAACCGTCTAACACGACGTAAA